CATAGATGCTACCAAGAATGATGTTTTTTCTGGTACATAGTTGATTTCTGTTTTTGGTGCAATACCTTCGCCATAACCGATAGCATCTTTATGGAAAGCAAAACAAGTACGGTCTAATGAACCATCAATTGCTAAACCACCTTCAGTACGGTCACCAATTACATGGAATTTGAAACCTAAGAATGTATCTAATTCACCGTTTACTAATGCTTTAACAGTATTAAAGTCAGAAGATGTAACAGCCGTTTCAGCTAGTAAAGATTGCAAACCATTTGAATGGATAATCATGTGACGGTCAACTGGAGGAACGTTGTTTTTATCCATCAAACCTTTTGCTTGACGTAGTTTAGCTACGTTCATATTAGTATCAGTACCACCAACATCGTTGCCTACTGCTAATGATGTGCCTGATGCAGCTAACGCAGCAAGAACTAACTGGTCTTGACGACGGCCAATAGCGTTACCTAAAACTTGAACAAGCTCTGAACGCTCATCAAAGTTTACTTTTTGCTGGCTAAAGATGTCGCTATATTCAGCGGCAATCCAGTCTTCTAATGTTAATGTTACGTTTGAAAAGCCAACGTTTAATGGTGTAACATCTGTTTGACCCACACGAGGTGTAGCAACGCCACGACCTACTTTAGGGAATTTTACTGTAGCACCTTCTACTCCACGACGCTGACGTACAGCACTTACCAACATTGCTTTACCTTGGTATGCTTGCTTAACTTCTGCGTCAAAGAGGGTGGTAAATGCGTTTGACAATGCAATACTCATTTTGTATCTCCTATAACGGTTTAATATAAAGTTTTTTTGTGCTGAGGTATGCCGCGAAGCGGGCCATTGCTTGCTAATTACGTTAGCCAAACGTCAAGTTATCTTGCATTGTGGGTCACAGATGTGATATGCCACATTGTGTGTTATATCATACTATTATTTATAATGCAATATTATTTTATTTAAATATTAAAAAGCCCAATTAAGGGCTTCTTTGTTAATCTCCGTACACTTGATTAAACAGTCGTTCTACCTTCTGTCGATACGCTGGGTCTGTTTGATATTTAGGGTCTGCCACCATTGCGTTAAGTTCTATTTTAGATGGTGCTCCATCAATAGGAGTTGAGTCTGTAGGGATTCTGCCTTCATAAGTTTCACGCAACTTCATTAATGCTTTAAGGCCGTTTGCAGTGCCTCCCATAATTTTAAATTCTTCAAAGTCTTCTTTCCCCCATATGCCTTTATTAACTAAACCAGCACCCCATTTTGTCATGCCTTTAATTATACTGTCAGCGTTAGGGCCTAATGATTTCTTTTCAGCAGCAGCGTCAAACTGTACTTGTTGTTGTTGCTGCCCAGTCATTTCAATAATAGGGCCAACTAATCCATCCAATGCTGCTTGACTTAAGCCATACTCTTTTGCCCACGCAGCAACATGTCCGCGAACAGGGTCGTCTTCTGGAGTGCTAGAAAATGATGACATATCATAGTTTCCATCTTCTGGGGCTTTGTGCTTGCCTTGACTAATTTGTTTCCGTAAATCTGTCCATGATTTAGACATAGCTTCCATGTCTGGAGCTGCATCATCTTTTTTCCAAAAGTTTTCTGGAAACCACTCTGGTCTTTCTGCTGGTGTTTCGGTTGGTTCTGTTTTTAAATGACTAATGTCGTTAGACGTTTCGCCTTCCTCAGTTGGTTCACTTGAAATGTTATCCAATAAGCCTTCAACGGGTTGCTCTCCGTCTTGGGGTTGGTTATTTTCATCCATTATTTAATTTCCTTTGATAATTTAATGCGATTTTCTAAATCCCGTACTACACTACATTGACCCTCGCGATAAAACGCATAACTTGGGTCAGCTCCCGGCACGGCAACAGGGTGTTCTATAATAGTTTGGCGTAACCAAACCATAAGTTTCTTACCTTCTTCCGATGATGCAAGTACACGAAAACATAATTTATTTAAATCTTCGCGCCTTTGCATTTCATCACGAATGTCTGTTTGTTGAGTTTCTAATCCTTCCCATCCCTCGCTCATTACATTACGCCCCCTTGTTTAACGGCTTGTTCAGCTATTTGTCCAGCAAGTTCAGGCTGCTCTTGGGCTACTTGTTGAGCTTGTTGAGCCATTTGCTCTTTCATTAGCTGACGCTCTGCTGCTGAGTTTCTAACGGATTGTGGTATAGCCATCTTGTCTGCAACTAAATCTAACAGCATATCTGTCTTAAGCATCATCTGACCTTCAGGGCCTGCTTGTTGTACAATTTGTGCGTATTGTAAAATGTTTTGTACATCATCCATGTTTTGTGACATAGCTAATGGTGACACTGGCGTTACTTTAATTTCAAGACCATTAACACGCAACGGTAAATCAATAATTCCACGCTCATCCATAATCTGTAGGATTTTTTCTACTAATGGAATCATTGTTTCATTTATTAAACGACCAAATGCAGAGCCTAAGTTTTGTGATAGCTGTTTCATACGTTCAATAACTTCAGTAGCAGAACGTGCTGACATGTTATCTGGTGGCAATGACTCGTCTAATAGAATAGATTTAATGTTCATACGCAAATCATTCATAATAATTTGAGATACATTAAAATCACCTGAACGTGGCAATGGTTTTAAAGATTCGCCTTGCGGTCCACCGTTACGTGCAACAGGAATAATAACGCCCGGAGCAATAGTAACTGTATTTGGATTAAGAACACCATCATCAGCAGCTGTATAAACCCCAGCAATAGCAAGAGATGCGTTCTTTAGCACCAATTCAAGCACTTTGTTTAGTGTCTTAATGTCTGGTAGTGCTGTAATTAACGGACCGCGACCATAAATTTCACCAGCTACTTTCATGTAGCGAGATACGACCCACGGGCTGTACTTCATTCTACGGTACACAATTTCTGCTTTAGATTCTTTATGGATAACATGGTAACAATAGTCGCCACGTTTAGCATCAAATATAGTAGCCTCAATAAGCTCTACATCTTCTGTAGGTTTGTTCTCTATTTTCTTTTTAAGTTCAGTTGGTATCTTGGCATCTGTCCATTGTTGTTCAATAGACTCGCCTTTGATACGCATACGTCTGTACACATTGTCAACTTTTCCATTAGCCCCTTCTTCAAATGCAACAAGAAATTGAGGTACAGGAATAAAATTAATAGGCGTAATATCGTCACCTGGTTGCACCAGCATTACAGCTGTACCAACGCACAAGTCTAGCAACGCTTCACCAACGGCAATATCAAAGTTTGATTGCTTAATAGTAGCAAACATTTTTTCTGTATAGACATCTAGCGCTGCTTGTGCTTCATCTTTACGGTCAGCAGGAATGTCTGTGCCAGCTTCAAGACGACACCACTTGCTATGCGGTGGAAATATACCTGACTGCATACGGTTTGCAAATCGTTGTGTAGAGTTAATAGCAGTTGCGTCAAACACACGATTCATTTTTTTAGCACCACTTACTTTGCCATCATAATATCCGTCATACAAATTACGTTGTGGCAATGCAAACTCATAAGCCTCGTCATACAGCGAACGGAAGTCTTCTTTCTTTGTTAAAGCAAGCTCATGCCGTTTTAAAATATCTTCTGGTTTTAATCTCATTTCAGCCATTAAGTCATACGCTTTCCACCGAGCATTGCTCCGTTACTTAAAAAATCATCACCGCCAAGTTGCGGTCCTTTAGATAACTTTGATACTGAAGGAAAAGAAGCTCCAGACAATAATCCACTAGTCGACCTTGTTATACGTTTTTTCCGTGCAGAATTTTCACCAGACTGCCTTTGTAAATCTTCAACTTGTTTTTTAGACGACCCTGTAATCTTGCCTAATGTGCTGGATGTAACATCCTTAAACGTATCAACATACCTGTAATCAACACCTTCTATTGGCTTTCTTCTGGGCCCTTGTGATAAAGGTAGCTTTGCTGGCCCTGAGTTCATGCCCAATAGAGACGAGGGAGCGTCTATCCACTTAGCACCAAGCATGCCCATTGACTTGATTTGTAATCTTGAACCAGTCTTTTC